GAAAACGACCTTTCTGTGGTGAAACCGGATGCTGCAATTCAGAGCGGCAGCAAGTGGGGGACAGCAGAAGACCTGACCGCCGCAGAGTGGATGTTTGACATGGTGAAGACCATCGCGCTATCAGCCAGAAAACCGAATTTTGCAGGGTGGGCTAACGATATCCGCCTGATGCGTGAACGTGACGGACGTAACCACCGCGACATGTGCGTGCTGTTCCGCTGGGCATGCCAGGACAACTTCTGGTCCGGTAACGTGCTAAGTCCGGCCAAACTCCGCGACAAGTGGACCCAGCTCGAAATCAACCGTAACAAGCAACAGGCAGGCATGATAGCCAGCAAACCAAAACTCGACCTGACAAACACTGACTGGATTTACGGGGTGGATTTATGAAAAACATCGCCGCACAGATGGTTAACTTTGACCGTGAGCAGATGCGTCGGATCGCCAACAACATGCCGGAACAGTACGACGAAAAGCCGCAGGTACAGCAGGTAGCGCAGATCATCAACGGTGTGTTCAGCCAGTTACTGGCAACTTTCCCGGCGAGTCTGGCTAACCGTGACCAGAACGAACTGAACGAAATCCGCCGCCAGTGGGTTCTGGCTTTCCGGGAAAACGGGATCACCACAATGGAACAGGTTAACGCAGGAATGCGCGTAGCCCGTCGGCAGAATCGACCATTTCTGCCATCACCCGGGCAGTTTGTTGCATGGTGCCGGGAAGAAGCATCCGTTATCGCCGGACTGCCAAACGTCAGCGAGCTGGTTGATATGGTTTACGAGTATTGCCGGAAGCGTGGCCTGTATCCGGATGCAGAGTCTTATCCGTGGAAATCGAACGCGCATTACTGGTTGGTTACCAACTTGTACCAGAACATGCGGGCCAATGCGCTGACTGACGCGGAATTACGGCGCAAGGCTGCCGATGAACTGACCTGTATGACAGCGCGAATTAACCGTGGTGAGACGATACCTGAACCAGTAAAACAACTTCCTGTTATGGGCGGTAGACCTCTAAATCGTGCACAGGCTCTGGCGAAGATCGCAGAAATTAAAGCTAAGTTCGGACTGAAAGGAGCAAGTGTATGACGGGCAAAGAGGCAATTATTCATTACCTGGGGACGCATAAGAGCTTCTGTGCACAGGACGTTGCCGCGGTAACAGGTGCAACCGTAACCAGCATAAATCAGGCTGCGGCTAAAATGGCGCGGGCAGGAATCCTGGTCGTTGATGGTAAGGTCTGGCGAACGGTGTATTACCGGTTCGCTACCAGAGAAGAACGGGAAGGAAAGGTGAGCACGAATCTGATTTTTAAGGAGTGTCGCCAGAGTGCCGCGATGAAACGGGTATTGAGGGTATATAAAAGAACATCAATGGGTACACAATGATGAAACAGGTGAGTTGAGTTCAAACTGTAGTACAATTCTCTCCAGTTTGAACAGGAAAGAATATGTTATGAACCCTTATATTTATCTTGGTGGTGCAATACTTGCAGAGGTCATTGGTACAACCTTAATGAAGTTTTCAGAAGGTTTTACACGGTTATGGCCATCTGTTGGTACAATTATTTGTTATTGTGCATCATTCTGGTTATTAGCTCAGACGCTGGCTTATATTCCTACAGGGATTGCTTATGCTATCTGGTCAGGAGTCGGTATTGTCCTGATTAGCTTACTATCATGGGGGTTTTTCGGCCAACGGCTGGACCTGCCAGCCGTTATAGGCATGATGTTGATTTGTGCCGGTGTGTTGGTTATTAATTTATTGTCACGAAGCACACCACATTAAAAATAATTTCTTTTAAAAGACTGCAATATGGCGGTTCATATCTTTACATGGGCCGCTTTTGTTAATGTTTTTAGTTTTTGTGTATTCTTTTGTGCCTTCAAGATTATTGCGTAAGCAAATTGCAATACGATTATTGTTGTATATTCAAGATAGTGTGATCGTAATTGTCTTTTTAAATAAAAATTAAACAAAAATTATATCTCACCACTAAGGTTTATAAAAGCATAAGTTAGCAGGTGTCACCATGAAAAAAGCCATAGCATATATGCGATTTTCATCACCAGGTCAGATGTCTGGCGACTCATTAAACCGACAGAGAAGACTTATTGCTGAATGGTTAAAGGTAAATAGTGATTATTATCTTGATACCATAACATATGAAGATTTAGGATTAAGTGCATTCAAAGGAAAGCATGCACAATCAGGAGCTTTTTCGGAATTTTTAGATGCTATAGAGCATGGTTATATATTGCCAGGAACTACATTGTTAGTTGAAAGTCTGGACAGACTTTCAAGAGAAAAAGTCGGTGAAGCGATTGAACGTCTGAAATTGATTTTGAATCACGGTATTGATGTTATAACTCTTTGCGACAATACAGTCTATAATATTGACTCTTTGAATGAGCCATATTCATTAATAAAAGCCATACTTATAGCACAAAGGGCAAATGAAGAAAGCGAGATAAAGTCAAGTCGGGTTAAATTATCATGGAAGAAAAAACGGCAGGATGCACTGGAATCAGGTACGATTATGACGGCGTCTTGTCCGAGATGGCTCTCCTTAGATGACAAAAGAACGGCTTTTGTTCCAGACCCCGACAGGGTGAAAACTATTGAGCTAATTTTTAAACTCAGGATGGAAAGGCGCTCATTGAATGCAATAGCCAAGTATTTAAATGATCATGCTGTAAAGAATTTCTCAGGAAAAGAAAGTGCATGGGGGCCTTCTGTAATTGAAAAATTATTAGCGAATAAAGCTCTGATAGGTATATGCGTACCTTCATATCGTGCAAGAGGGAAAGGGATAAGTGAAATCGCTGGCTATTATCCCAGAGTCATATCAGATGATTTGTTTTACGCTGTACAGGAAATTCGGTTGGCACCTTTTGGTATTAGCAATAGTAGCAAGAATCCTATGCTAATAAATCTACTTCGAACAGTTATGAAGTGTGAGGCTTGTGGTAATACCATGATTGTTCATGCGGTATCTGGAAGTTTGCATGGCTATTATGTTTGTCCGATGAGAAGATTACATCGATGTGACAGGCCATCAATAAAGAGAGATTTGGTTGATTATAATATCATTAATGAATTGCTTTTTAATTGTAGCAAAATTCAACCAGTTGAAAACAAGAAAGATGCTAATGAAACTTTAGAGTTAAAAATTATTGAGCTTCAGATGAAAATTAATAATTTAATCGTTGCATTGTCTGTCGCGCCTGAAGTTACCGCTATAGCAGAGAAAATAAGACTATTAGATAAGGAATTACGAAGAGCTTTGGTATCATTGAAAACTTTGAAGAGTAAAGGTGTAAATTCATTCAGTGATTTTTATGCTATTGACTTAACCAGTAAAAATGGACGAGAGTTATGCCGTACACTTGCCTATAAAATATTCGAAAAAATCATAATTAATACGGATAATAAAACCTGTGATATCTATTTTATGAATGGCATTGTTTTTAAACACTATCCTTTAATGAAAGTAATATCCGCCCAGCAGGCGATAAGTGCTCTCAAATATATGGTTGATGGTGAGGTTTATTTTTGAGTAATAATCACTTTTTCAACCGTGCTATGGTATGAAAGTAAAGTAACTACTATGATATTAACTATCGAGCAAGAATATCCCCAGGCACTCAACAGGGCGCAGGTCAACGTGAATCGGTCATGACACGACACCGATTTTGCGGAATCAATGTTGCTTATGAATACAACATCCCGCTTAGTACATGTTCAACACATCAGCAAATTTTGAACTGGGTGTGGCACTTAACTGAAAAAACATGGATGACACAAAATGTTACTCGTCGCTTCATTGAAGTAGCTTGTGGATATCACAAGCTAGACTATCGCCAATGATATTCAATTTTTGATTTTTTAGTATCAACCTTCCATAATAATGTCACCGGAGCTTGAACAACTCCGGTGACTTCTGCGCATTTAAGGGGACTTAAATGCGACCACAATCTGAACTCCTTACCTTGTCACAGATGCAGAAATGCACCTGCGATGTCTTGCATCCAGCGTTTGATCTCTGCGGAGGTGAAGCGTGAACCTCCCACAAGATGGCATCAAATTACATCGCGGTAACTTCACCGCTGTCGGTCAGCAGATCCAGACTTATCTGGAAGACGGCAAATGCTTTCGCATGGTGCTTAAACCGTGGCGCGAGAGACGCAGTCTTTCCCAGAATGCACTCAGCCACATGTGGTACAGCGAAATCAGTGAATACCTCATCAGCAGGGGGAAATCGTTCGCTACTTCAGCATGGGTAAAAGATGCTCTCAAACACACATACCTCGGTTATGAAACCAAGGACCTGGTTGATGTCGTAACCGGCGAAATCACTACTATCCAGTCGTTACGCCATACCTCCGATCTTGGTACCGGAGAGATGTATGTCTTCCTGTGTAAGGTTGAAGCCTGGGCGATGAATATTGGCTGCCACCTGACTATTCCACAGAGCTGCGAGTTCCAGCTGCTGCGTGACAAGCAGGAGGCGTAATGGCTACACCGCTTATTCGTGTCATGAACGGACACATCTACAAAGTACCAAATCGTCGTAAGCGTAAACCTGAGCTGAAGCCATCCGAAATACCAACACTGCTCGGATATACCGCCAGCCTGGTTGATAAAAAATGGTTGCGACTGGCAGCAAGGAGGAATCATGGCTGATTTGAGAAAAGCAGCGCGTAGTCGGGAATGCCAAGTAAGAATCCCTGGCGTATGTAATGGCAACCCTGAAACGTCTGTACTGGCACATATCCGGCTGACTGGATTGTGCGGCACCGGTACCAAACCGCCAGACTTGATTGCCACCATTGCATGTTCTGCCTGCCACGACGAAATCGACCGCCGCACACATTTTGTCGATGCTGCATATGCAAAAGAATGCGCGCTGGAAGGTATGGCGAGAACACAGGTTATCTGGCTGAAAGAGGGGGTTATTAAGGCGTGAATACCTACAGCATCACATTACCCTGGCCTCCGAGCAATAATCGCTACTACCGGCATAATCGCGGGCGCACGCACATCAGCGCAGAAGGGCAGGCATACCGTGATAACGTCGCCCGAATCATCAAAGGCTCCATGCTGGATATCGGCCTGGCTATGCCAGTGAAAATCCGTATTGAGTGCCACATGCCGGATCGCCGTCGCCGTGACCTGGATAATCTGCAAAAAGCCGCTTTTGACGCACTCACCAAAGCAGGTTTCTGGCTGGATGATGCTCAGGTCGTTGATTACCGTGTTGTGAAGATGCCCGTTACCAAAGGTGGGAAGCTGGAGCTGACCATCACCGAACTGGGGAATGAATGATGTTTGAGTCTTATATGGCAGAACGTCTTCGCCACCGCTGGATGCGCCTGCGCTTATATCGTTTTCCTGGTTCTGTTTTGACCGATTACCGGATACTGAAGAATTACGCCAAAACACTGAAAGGAGCTGCCGCATGAATACCCAATATTTACAGTATGTCCGCGAGCAACTCATTGTGGCTACCGCTGATTTGAGCGGAGCAACGAAAGGACAGCTTGAAGCCTGGCTGGAGCATGCACAATTTGATACTGGTACATACAAACGAAAGAAGCCGCGCATTCTGGATGAGGTAACTGGCAGGATGATTACGCTGGATAATCCGCCGATTTCCGGTAAGCAGTCGTACGCAAAAGGTTCATCCATTGCACTGGTCAGCCAGGTTGAGTTCTCAACCTCGTCATGGCGCCGCGCGGTTCTGTCTCTCGAAGAACATCAGAAAGCGTGGTTGCTGTGGAGTTACAGCGAAAGTGTTCGCTGGGAACATCAGGTCACCATAACGCAGTGGGCATGGAGCGAGTTTAAGACTCTGTTGGGTACCAGGAAAATTGCAGGTAAGACACTGGAACGTTTGAAGAAGTTGATCTGGCTGGCGGCACAGGATGTGAAGAACGAGCTGGCAGGGCGTAAGACCTATGAATACCAGGAGCTGGCATCACTGGTGGGAGTGACATCAAAAAACTGGTCTGAGACATTTACTGAACGCTGGGTTGCAATGAAACACATTTTTCTACAGCTTGATAGCCAAGCTTTATTGCTTTTAACGAAAACACGTTCAAAACAAAAGACCACATTTTCACAGCAAGATATTGCAAAACTGGATTAAAAATCATATATTTTATGTAAATCTGATATTTTGCCAATGTTGTACGCACTGGCAGTAATCCAAATTCAAGCCCGAGGTTTAAAGCCTTGGGCTTTTCTGTTTCTGAACGGTGAGTAGCCTTCCAACCTACCCCAGCCAGGGGGTCTTCAGCTGTTGAGTTGATATTGCTTAGCCCTCTGTTGCCAGCTACATGCTGGCTTTTTTATTCCAGGCTTGTGGGGAGCATCAACTCCGTGCTTTGTCGTTAAATTACCCCGTGAGCCTGATTTCTGACATTTAACGTCCCGGCCTTTTGTCGGCGGCGAAACATTGGCTATTCATATGCACGAAAAAGAGAGCCTTGCCGGAGCGTTCTGGCTCGTTTTGCTGATCATCGCAGGTTGGGGCGGTCTGGTCCGCTACCTGATAGATGTGAAGCAGAGTAAAGCAACGTGGAGTTGGATAAATGCTCTGGCTCAAATAGTGGTATCAGGATTCACCGGTGTTATTGGTGGCCTGATCAGCATCGAAAGTGGATTCAGTATTTACATGATTCTCGCGACAGCGGGGATTAGTGGTGCGATGGGTTCGGTTGCACTGACGTACTTCTGGGAACGACTGACAGGGGTGAAAAATGCAAAATCTTAATCCTCAGCGTAAAGCCTTCCTCGATATGTTGGCGTGGTCAGAAGGAACGGATAACGGGCGACAACCGACACGTAACCACGGTTATGATGTTATTGTTGGCGGCGAACTGTTTACTGATTACTCCGATCACCCTCGCAAACTTGTCACGCTACACCCCAAACTCAAATCAACAGCCGCCGGACGTTATCAGCTTCTTTCACGCTGGTGGGATGCTTACCGTAAACAGCTTGGTTTGAAAGACTTCTCCCCCAAAAGCCAGGACGCAGTGGCATTGCAGCAGATTAAAGAGCGTGGTGCTTTACCTATGATTGATCGCGGTGATATCCGTCAGGCAATCGACCGTTGCAGTAATATCTGGGCTTCACTGCCGGGCGCTGGTTATGGTCAGTTCGAGCATAAGGCTGACAGCCTGATTGCAAAATTCAAAGAAGCTGGCGGAACGGTCAGAGAGAGTGAGGTATGAGCAGAATAACCGCGATTATCTCCGCTCTGCTCATCTGCATCATCGTCTGCCTGTCATGGGCTGTTAATCATTACCGTGATAACGCCATTACCTACAAAGCCCAGCGCGACAAAAATGCCAGAGAACTGAAGCTGGCGAACGTGGCAATTACTGACATGCAGATGCGTCAGCGTGATGTTGCTGCGCTCGATGCAAAATACACGAAGGAGTTAGCTGATGCGAAAGCTGAAAATGATGCTCTGCATGATGATGTTGCCGCTGGTCGTCGTCGGTTGCACATCAAAGCAGTCTGTCAGTCAGTGCGTGAAGCCACCACCGCCTCCGGCGTGGATAATGCAGCCTCCCCCCGACTGGCAGACACCGCTGAACGGGATTATTTCACCCTCAGAGAGAGGCTGATCACTATGCAAAAACAACTGGAAGGAACCCAGAAGTATATTAATGAGCAGTGCAGATAGAGCTGCCCATATCGATGGGCAGCTCATGCAATTATTGTGAGCAATACACACGCGCTTCCAGCGGAGTATAAATGCCTAAAGTAATAAAACCGAGCAATCCATTTACGAATGTTTGCTGGGTTTCTGTTTTAACAACATTTTCTGCGCCGCCACAAATTTTAGCTGCATCGACAGTTTTCTTCTGCCCAATTCCAGAGACGAAGAAATGGTGGGTGATGGTTTCCTTTGGTGTTACTGCTGCCGGTTTGTTTTGAACAGTAAACGTCTGTTGGGCACATCCTGTAATAAGCAGGGCCAGCGCAGTAGCGAGTAGCATTTTTTTCATGGTGTTATTCCCGATGCTTTTTAAAGTTCGCAGAATCGTATGTGTAGAAAATTAAACAAACCCTAAACAATGAGTTGAAATCTCATATTGTTAATATTTATTAATGTATGTCAGATGCGAAGGATCGTCACTGTATTCCCGGATTAACTATGTCCGCAGCCCTGACAGGGAAACTCCTCTGCGGGAGTGTCCGGGAATAATTAATAACGATGCACACAGGGTTTAGCGCGTACACGTATTGCATTATGCCAACGCCCCGGTGCTGACACGGAAGAAACCGGACGTGATGATTTAGCGTGGAAAGATTTGTGTAGTGTTCTGAATGCTCTCAGTAAATAGTAATGAATTATCAAAGGCATAGTAATATCTTTTATGTTCGTGGATATTTGTAACCCATCGGAAAACTCCTGCTTTAGCAAGATTTTCCCTGTATTGCTGAAATGTGATTTCTCTTGATTTCAACCTATCATAGGACGTTTCTATAAGATGCGTATTTCTTGAGAATTTAACATTCACAACCTTTTTAAGTCCTTTTATTAACACAGTGTTATCGTTTTCTAACACAATGTGAATATTATCTGTGGCTAGATAGTAAATATAATGTGAGACATTGTGACGTTTTAGTTCAGAATAAAACAATTCACAGTTTAAATCTTTTCGCACTTGATCGAATATTTCTTTAAAAATGGCAACCTGAGCCATTGGTAAAACCTTCCATGTGATACGAGGGCGCGTAGTTTGCATTATCGTTTTTATCGTTTCAATCTGGTCTGACCTCTTTGTGTTTTGTTGATGATTTATGTCAAATATTAGGAATGTTTTCAATTAATAGTATTGGTTGCGTAACAAAGTGCGGTCCTGCTGGCATTCTGGAGGGAAATACAACCGACAGATGTATGTAAGGCCAACGTGCTCAAATCTTCATACAGAAAGATTTGAAGTAATATTTTAACCGCTAGATGAAGAGCAAGCGCATGGAGCGACAAAATGAATAAAGAACAATCTGCTGATGATCCCTCCGTGGATCTGATTCGTGTAAAAAATATGCTTAATAGCACCATTTCTATGAGTTACCCTGATGTTGTAATTGCATGTATAGAACATAAGGTGTCTCTGGAAGCATTCAGGGCAATTGAGGCAGCGTTGGTGAAGCACGATAATAATATGAAGGATTATTCCCTGGTGGTTGACTGATCACCATAACTGCTAATCATTCAAACTACTTAACCTGTGACAGAGCCAACACGCAGTCTGTCACTGTCAGGAAAGTGGTAAAACTGCAACTCAATTACTGCAATGCCCTCGTAATTAAGTGAATTTACAATATCGTCCTGTTCGGAGGGAAGAACGCGGGATGTTCATTCTTCATCACTTTTAATTGATGTATATGCTCTCTTTTCTGACGTTAGCCTCCGACGGCAGGCTTCAATGACCCAGGCTGAGAAATTTCCGGACCCTTTTTGATCAAGAGCGATGTTAATTTGTTCAATCATTTGGTTAGGAAAGCGGATGTTGCGGGTTGTTGTTCTGCGGGTTCTGTTCTTCGTTGACATGAGGTTGCCCCGTATTCAGTGTCGCTGATTTGTATTGTCTGAAGTTGTTTTTACGTTAAGTTGATGCGGATCAATTAATACGATACCTGCGTCATAATTGATTATTTGACGTGGTTTGATGGCGTAGATGCACGTTGTGACATGTAGATGATAATTATTATCATTTTGCGGGTCCTTTCCGGCGATCCGACAGGTTACGGGGCGGCGACCTCGCGGTTTTTCACTATTTATGAAAATTTTCCGGTTTAAGGCGTTTCCGTTCTTCTTCGCCGTAACCTAATGTTTTTATTTAAAACACCCCCTGAAAAGAAAGGAAACGACAGGTGCTGAAAACGGGCTTTTTGGCCTCTGTCGTTTCCTTTCTCTGTTTTTGTCCGTGGAATGAACAATGGAAGTCAACAAAAAGCAGCTGGCTGACATTTTCGGCGCGAGTATCCGTACCATTCAGAACTGGCAGGAGCAGGGAATGCCCGTTCTGCGGGGTGGTGGCAAGGGTAATGAGGTACTTTATGACTCTGCCGCCGCCATAAAATGGTATGCCGAAAGGGATGCTGAAATTGAGAACGAAAAGCTGCGCCGGGAAGTTGAAGAACTGAGGCAGGACAGCGAGACAGATCTCCAGCCAGGGACTATTGAGTACGAACGCCATCGACTTACGCGTGCGCAGGCCGACGCACAGGAACTGAAGAATGCCAGAGACTCAGCTGAAGTGGTGGAAACCGCATTCTGTACTTTCGTGCTGTCGCGGATCGCAGGTGAAATTGCCAGTATTCTCGACGGGATCCCCCTGTCGGTGCAGCGGCGTTTTCCGGAACTGGAAAACCGACATGTTGATTTCCTGAAACGGGATATCATCAAAGCCATGAACAAAGCAGCCGCGCTGGATGAACTGATACCGGGGTTGCTGAGTGAATATATCGAACAGTCAGGTTAACAGGCTGCGGCATTTTGTCCGCGCCGGGCTTCGCTCACTGTTCAGGCCGGAGCCACAGACCGCCGTTGAATGGGCGGATGCCAGTTACTATCTCCCGAAAGAATCCGCATACCAGGAAGGGCGCTGGGAAACACTGCCCTTTCAGCGGGCCATCATGAATGCGATGGGCAGTGACTACATCCGCGAGGTGAATGTGGTGAAGTCTGCCCGTGTTGGTTATTCCAAAATGCTGCTGGGTGTTTATGCCTACTTCATAGAGCATAAGCAGCGCAACACCCTTATCTGGTTGCCGACGGATGGTGATGCCGAGAACTTTATGAAAACCCACGTTGAGCCGACTATTCGTGATATTCCGTCGCTGCTGGCGCTGGCCCCGTGGTATGGCAAAAAGCACCGGGATAACACGCTCACCATGAAGCGTTTCACCAATGGGCGTGGCTTCTGGTGCCTGGGCGGTAAAGCGGCAAAAAACTACCGTGAAAAGTCAGTGGATGTGGCGGGTTATGATGAACTTGCTGCCTTTGATGAGGATATTGAACAGGAAGGCTCTCCGACGTTCCTGGGCGATAAGCGTATTGAAGGCTCGGTCTGGCCAAAGTCCATCCGTGGCTCCACGCCCAAAGTGAGAGGCACCTGCCAGATTGAGCGTGCAGCCAGTGAATCCCCGCATTTTATGCGTTTTCATGTTGCCTGCCCGCACTGCGGGGAGGAGCAGTACCTTAAATTTGGCGACAAAGAGACGCCGTTTGGCCTCAAATGGACGCCGGATGATCCCTCCAGCGTGTTTTATCTCTGCGAGCATAATGCCTGCGTCATCCGTCAGCAGGAGCTGGACTTTACTGATGCCCGTTATATCTGCGAAAAGACCGGGATCTGGACCCGTGATGGCATTCTCTGGTTTTCGTCATCCGGTGAAGAGATTGAACCGCCTGACAGTGTGACCTTTCACATCTGGACGGCGTACAGCCCGTTCACCACCTGGGTTCAGATTGTCAAAGACTGGATGAAGACGAAAGGGGATACGGGAAAACGTAAAACCTTCGTGAACACCACGCTCGGTGAGACATGGGAAGCGAAGATCGGCGAACGTCCGGATGCTGAAGTGATGGCAGAGCGGAAAGAGCATTATTCAGCGTCCGTTCCTGACCGTGTGGCTTACCTGACCGCCGGTATCGACTCCCAGCTGGATCGCTACGAAATGCGCGTATGGGGATGGGGGCCGGGTGAGGAAAGCTGGCTGATTGATCGGCAGATTATTATGGGCCGCCACGACGATGAACAGACGCTGCTGCGTGTGGATGAGGCCATCAATAAAACCTATACCCGCCGGAATGGTGCAGAAATGTCGGTATCCCGTATCTGCTGGGATACTGGCGGGATTGACCCGACTATTGTGTATGAACGCTCGAAAAAGCATGGGCTGTTCCGGGTGATCCCCATTAAAGGGGCATCCGTCTACGGAAAGCCGGTGGCCAGCATGCCACGTAAGCGAAACAAAAACGGGGTTTACCTTACCGAAATCGGTACGGATACCGCGAAAGAGCAGATTTATAACCGCTTCACACTGACGCCGGAAGGGGATGAACCGCTTCCCGGTGCCGTTCACTTCCCGAATAACCCGGATATTTTTGATCTGACCGAAGCGCAGCAACTGACTGCTGAAGAGCAGGTCGAAAAATGGGTGGATGGCAGGAAAAAAATACTGTGGGACAGCAAAAAGCGACGCAATGAGGCGCTCGACTGCTTCGTTTATGCGCTGGCGGCGCTGCGCATCAGTATTTCCCGCTGGCAGCTGGATCTCAGTGCACTGCTGGCGAGCCTGCAGGAAGAGGATGGTGCAGCAACCAACAAGAAAACACTGGCAGAATACGCCCGTGCCTTATCCGGAGAGGATGAATGACGCGACAGGAAGAACTTGCCGCTGCCCGTGCGGCACTGCATGACCTGATGACAGGAAAACGGGTGGCAACGGTACAGAAAGACGGACGGCGAGTGGAGTTTACGACCACTTCCGTGTCTGACCTGAAAAAATACATTGCTGAGCTGGAAGTGCAGACCGGCATGACACAGCGACGCAGGGGACCTGCAGGATTTTATGTATGAAAATGTCCACCATTCCCACCCTTCTGGGGCCGGACGGCATGACATCGCTGCGTGAATATGCCGGTTATCACGGCGGTGGCAGCGGATTTGGTGGGCAGTTGCGGGCGTGGAACCCACCGGGTGAAAGTGTGGATGCAGCCCTGCTGCCCAACTTTACCCGTGGCAATGCCCGCGCAGACGATCTGGTACGCAATAACGGCTATGCCGCCAACGCCATCCAGCTGCATCAGGATCATATCGTCGGGTCTTTTTTCCGGCTCAGTCATCGCCCAAGCTGGCGCTATCTGGGCATCGGGGAGGAAGAAGCCCGTGCCTTTTCCCGCGAGGTTGAAGCGGCATGGAAAGAGTTTGCCGAAGATGACTGTTGCTGCATTGACGTTGAGCGAAAACGCACGTTTACCATGATGATTCGGGAAGGTGTGGCCATGCACGCCTTTAACGGTGAACTGTTCGTTCAGGCCACCTGGGATACCCGTCCCTCGCGACTGTTCCGGACACAGTTCCGGATGGTCAGCCCGAAGCGCATCAGCAACCCGAACAATACCAGCGACAGCCGGAACTGCCGTGCCGGTGTGCAGATTAATGACAGCGGTGCGGCGCTGGGATATTACGTCAGCGAGGACGGGTATCCTGGCTGGATGCCGCAGAAATGGACATGGATACCCCGCGAGTTACCCGGCGGTCGTGCTTCGTTCATTCACGTCTTTGAACCCGTGGAGGACGGGCAGACCCGCGGTGCAAATGTGTTTTACAGCGTGATGGAGCAGATGAAGATGCTCGACACGCTGCAGAACACGCAGCTGCAGAGCGCCATTGTGAAGGCGATGTATGCCGCCACCATTGAGAGTGAGCTGGATACGCAGTCAGCGATGGATTTTATTCTGGGCGCGAACAGTCAGGAGCAGCGGGAAAGGCTGACCGGCTGGATTGGTGAAATTGCCGCGTATTACGCCGCAGCACCGGTCCGTCTGGGAGGCGCAAAAGTGCCGCACCTGATGCCGGGGGACTCACTGAACCTGCAGACGGCTCAGGACACGGATAACGGCTACTCCGTGTTTGAGCAGTCACTGCTGCGGTATATCGCTGCCGGGCTGGGTGTCTCGTATGAGCAGCTTTCCCGGAATTACGCCCAGATGAGCTACTCCACGGCACGGGCCAGTGCGAACGAGTCGTGGGCGTACTTTATGGGGCGGCGAAAATTCGTCGCATCCCGTCAGGCGAGCCAGATGTTTCTGTGCTGGCTGGAAGAGGCCATCGTTCGCCGCGTGGTGACGTTACCTTCAAAAGCGCGCTTCAGCTTTCAGGAAGCCCGCAGTGCCTGGGGGAACTGCGACTGGATAGGCTCCGGTCGTATGGCCATCGATGGTCTGAAAGAAGTTCAGGAAGCGGTGATGCTGATAGAAGCCGGACTGAGCACCTACGAGAAAGAGTGCGCGAAACGCGGTGACGACTATCAGGAAATTTTTGCCCAGCAGGTCCGTGAAACGATGGAGCGCCGCGCAGCTGGTCTTAAACCGCCCGCCTGGGCGGCTGCGGCATTTGAATCCGGGCTGCGACAATCAACAGAGGAGGAGAAGAGTGACAGCAGAGCTGCGTAATCTCCCGCATATTGCCAGCATGGCTTTTAATGAGCCGCTGATGCTTGAACCCGCCTATGCGCGGGTTTTCTTTTGTGCGCTTGCAGGCCAGCTTGGGATCAGCCGCCTGACGGATGCAGTATCCGGCGACAGCCTGACTGCCGGAGAGGCACCCGCGGCGCTGGCGTTATCCGGTGATGATGACGGACCACGACAGGCCCGGAGTTATCAGGTCATGAACGGCATCGCCGTGCTGCCGGTGTCCGGTACGCTGGTCAGCCGGACGCGGGCGCTGCAGCCGTATTCGGGAATGACCGGTTACAACGGCATTATCGCCCGTCTGCAACAGGCTGCCAGCGATCCGATGGTGGACGGCATTCTGCTCGATATGGACACACCGGGCGGGATGGTGGCGGGAGCATTTGACTGTGCTGACATCATCGCCCGTGTGCGAGACATAAAACCGGTATGGGCGCTGGCCAACGACATGAACTGCAGTGCAGGTCAGCTGCTTGCCAGCGCCGCCTCCCGGCGTCTGGTCACGCAGACCGCCCGGACAGGCTCCATCGGCGTCATGATGGCTCACAGTAATTACGGTGCTGCCCTGGAGAAACAGGGCGTGGAAATCACGCTGATTTACAGCGGCAGCCATAAGGTGGATGGCAACCCCTACAGCCATCTACCGGGTGATGTCCGGGAAACACTGCAGTCCCGGATGGATGCAACCCGCCGGATGTTTGCGCAGAAGGTGTCGGCATATACCGGCCTGTCCGTGCAGGCTGTGCTGGATACCGAGGCTGCAGTGTACAGCGGTCAGGAGGCCATTGATGCCGGACTGGCTGATGAACTTGTCAACAGCACCGATGCGATCACCGTTATGCGTGATGCACTGGATGCACGTAAATCCCGTCTCTCAGGAGGGCGAATGACCAAAGAGACTCAATCAACAACTGTTTCAGCCACTGCTTCGCAGGCTGACGTTACTGGCGTGGTGCCAGCGACGGAGGGCGAAAACGCCAGCGCGGCGCAGCCGGACGTGAACGCGCAGATCACCGCTGCGGTTGCGGCAGAAAACAGCCGCATTATGGGGATCCTCAACTGTGAGGAGGCTCACGGACGCGAAGAACAGGCCCGCGTGCTGGCAGAAACCCCCGGTATGACCGTGGAAACGGCCCGCCGCATTCTGGCCGCAGCACCACAGAGTGCACAGGCGCGCAGTGATACTGCGCTGGATCGTCTGATGCAGGGGGCACCGGCACCGCTGGCTGCAGGTAACCCGGCATCTGATGCCGTTAACGATTTGCTGAACACACCAGTGTAAGGGATGTTTATGACGAGCAAAGAAACCTTTACCCATTACCAGCCGCTGGGCAACAGTGACCCGGCTCATACCGCAACCGCGCCCGGCGGATTGAGTGCGAAAGCGCCTGCAATGACCCCGCTGATGCTGGACACCTCCAGCCGTAAGCTGGTTGCGTGGGATGGCACCACCGACGGTGCTGCCGTTGGCATTCTTGCGGTTGCTGCTGACCAGACCAGCACCACGCTGACGTTCTACAAGTCCGGCACGTTCCGTTATGAGGATGTGCTCTGGCCGGAGGCTGCCAGCGACGAGACGAAAAAACGGACCGCGTTTGCCGGAACGGCAATCAGCATCGTTTAACCTGACCCTTCATCACTAAAGGCCGCCTGTGCGGCTTTTTTTACGGGATTTTTTTATGTCGATGTACACAACCGCCCAACTGCTGGCGGCAAATGAGCAGAAATTTAAGTTTGATCCGCTGTTTCTGCGTCTCTTTTTCCGTGAGAGCTATCCCTTCACCACGGAGAAAGTCTATCTCTCACAAATTCCGGGACTGGTAAACATGGCGCTGTACGTTTCGCCGATTGTTTCTGGTGAGGTTATCCGTTCCCGTGGCGGCTCCACCTCTGAATTTACGCCGGGATATGTCAAGCCGAAGCATGAAGTGAATCCGCAGATGACCCTGCGTCGCCTGCCGGATGAAGATCCGCAGAATCTGGCGGACCCGGCTTACCGCCGCCGTCGCATCATCATGCAGAACATGCGTGACGAAGAGCTGGCCATTGCTCAGGTCGAAGAGATGCAGGCAGTTTCTGCCGTGCTCAAGGGCAAATACACCATGACCGGTGAAGCCTTCGATCCGGTTGAGGTGGATATGGGCCGCAGTGCGGCGAACAACATCACGCAGTCCGGCGGCACGGAGTGGAGCAAGCGTGACAAGTCCACGTATGACCCGACCGACGATATCGAAGCCTACGCGCTGAACGCCAGCGGCGTGGTGAATATCATCGTGTTTGACCCGAAAGGCTGGGCGCTGTTCCGTTCCTTCAAAGCCGTCAGGGAGAAGCTGGATACCCGTCGCGGCTCTCATTCCGAACTGGAGACAGCGGTAAAAGACCTGGGCAAAGCGGTGTCTTATAAGGGAATGTATGGCGATGTGGCCATCGTCGTGTATTCCGGACAGTACGTGGAAAACGGCGTCAAAAAGAACTTCCTGCCGGACAACACGATGGTGCTGGGGAACACTCAGGCACGCGGTCTGCGCACCTATGGCTGCATTCAGGATGCGGACGCACAGCGCGAAGGCATTAACGCCTCTGCCCGTTACCCGAAAAACTGGGTGACCACCGGCGATCCGGCGCGTGAGTTCACCATGATTCAGTCAGCACCGCTGATGCTGCTGGCTGACCCTGATGAGTTCGTGTCCGTACAACTGGCGTAATCATGGCCCTTCGGGGCCATTGTTTTTCTGTGGAGGAGTCCATGACGAAAGATGAACTGATTGCCCGTCTCCGCTCGCTGGGTGAACAACTGAACCGTGATGTCAGCCTGACGGGGACGAAAGAAGAACTGGCGCTCCGTGTGGCAGAGCTGGAAGAGGAGCTTGATGACACGGATGAAACTGCCGGTCAGGACACCCCTCTCAGCCGGGAAAATGTGCTGACCGGACATGAAAATGAGGTGGGATCAGCGCAGCCGGATACCGTGATTCTGGATACGTCTGAACTGGTCACGGTCGTGGCACTGGTGAAGCTGCATACTGATGCACTTCACGTCACGCGGGATGAACCTGTGGCATTTGTGCTGCCGGGAACGGCGTTTCGTGTCTCTGCCGGTGTGGCAGCCGAAATGACAGAGCGCGGCCTGGCCAGAATGCAATAACGGGAGGCGCTGTGGCTGATTTCGATAACCTGTTCGATGCTGCCATTGCCCGCGCCGATGAAACGATACGCGGGTACATGGGAACGTCAGCCACCATGACATCCGGTGAGCGGTCCGGCGCAGTAATACGTGGTGTTTTGATGACCCTGAAAACTATCAGCTAT